AAACTCAAGGCCGCGCACCTGTTCCGTTTCCACCGTGCGGAATTTACCCCCTGGTACCAGTGGCGGCCCCACAACGCAAATCGCGCCGCTGTCACCGTTGCCGCTGCTGCCGTTGGCGTCATAACCTATCCATACCGGGCGATTACCCATCGGCCTGGACGCGAAAGGTTTCCAGTCCGGCCATTCGTCGTAGCCATCTGCGCCGCAGCCAATCAGGGCGTTAAGGTTGAAGGCTGACTCGCCATCGCGAACGAACTCGCACATGTAAAGGTTGCGGAATTCATCCTCACTGTTTTCGTCCCGTATCTCTTCAAGGTCGGTGTACTCCCAGCCGTGTTCGATAACGTCTTTTAGCGTGACAATCTGACGCCAGGTTTTATCCGGGCATAACAGCCCGCTGTTCAGCGTTTTCCAGCCCACATCAAACGCTTTGCGCTGTGCCTTCGGGCGTTTCTCATTCCAGCGATCACCCGTCCAGAACGGATAAGCCTCGTGGGTCTCACCTGACGGCGTGGAAAAATAAGTACGCGTCAGCCCTTTTAGCGTCGCCATCGCCCCCGCAACCTTTCGCAGGTTGGTGAAGTTGCTGACCCAGAAGAATTCGTCAAACTTCAGGTTGCCCGTATATGACTGCGCTGTTGCAGCGGATGTGCCGAGGAAATGCAGCTCTGCGCCGTTACTGAGTACGATTTTGTCGCCGCCCTTCAGCTCAACACCCACTTCTTCCGCCACCTTCTGAATAAACCCTCTGAACTGGTGAGCCTGACGGCGAGATGCAGACAGAAATATCTGGTTGCGCTGGTACGGGTATTTCACATCATCACGCAGCGCATCCAGCAACGCCTCGCGTGCAAAGTACCAGGTTGCACCAATCTGGCGGGACTTCAGTATCATGCGGTTTCGGTGGTGACGTTGCTCATACCAGCCGCGTTGATGCCACGAAAGGGAGTCAAGTATTTTCTCCCGCAGCGCGACGATCTGTTCTTCGGTGAAGTGGTTTTTCAGCTTGCGCTTGCGCGGTTTTATACCCGCGCCAGCCCCTGCCGGTTGTCCGTCAGACAGCTTTTTCAGTTGCCGGGTCAGCAGGTCAATTTCCTTGAAGTCTCCCCCGGTTTTGTCTTTCTTGTCCGTAAGCTGGATGAGGCGGGCATCCATAGACTGGCTGACGCGCTGGACGGGGGGCGTTTCATCCCATGCATCGCGTTTCTTCCAGGCGTAAATTGTGTTCTGATTGATCCCCATAAGGCGTGCGATCTCCGCTGGCGGGAAGCCCTGCCAGTAAAGTTGTTTTGCCCTCTGACGTACAAAAGCGTCCTGTATCATCTGCCCTCCACCGTTTATGGAGTGAAGATTACCCCGCGCGCGATCCCGCTATCGCCCCCTTTATTGTCTGGCCTTCCTCTGACAACAAAACCTCGTTGAGACAGCAAGTTACGCTCTGCCATCATGGCCGTACAGAAACCACTCAACAGGATTATCGACATGGCTAGCGCAGCTAAACCAGCCCGTAAGAAATTCCGCGTTGCCGTCTCTGGTGCCACCGTTGACGGGCGTGAAATTCGCCCTGAGCACCTTCGTGATGCAGCAGCAAACTACAGCCCGGACGTGTACGGCGCACGCGTCAACGTGGAGCACTATCTTTCGCCGTTCCCCGGTAGTGATTTCGGCGCAATGGGTGATGTGACAGCACTGAGTGCTGAAGATATTAGCGAAGGCCCGCTCGCCGGTCGCACAGCTCTTTACGCCGAGATCGAACCTTCTGAACGTATGAAGAAGCTGACAGAAGAAGGTAAGAAAATTTACTCCAGCATTGAGCTGCACCCGCAGTTTGCTCTTAACGGCAAGGCTTATGTGATGGGACTGGCGATGACCGATTCCCCGGCGAGCCTCGGCACTGAGCGCCTGACGTTTGCCGCGCAGCAGCGTCAGCAGGTTATGTCATTCAACAATCAGCAGGGTGAAGCCCCGCTGTTCACCGATGCCATTGAGGCAGAAATTATCGAACTGGCTGAGCAGCGCAGCGATGAAGGTAATCAGTGGTTCGGGCGCGTCATGGGGATCATTGGCAAAGGCCGTAAATCTGACGGTGAACAGTTCAATCAGGTGCGTGACGCCGTGGAGAACGTCGCTCAGTCCCATGCCGATCTGCTGGACAGCTTTAACGACATGAGTCGCGCCCGTGAGCAGGACAGCCAGGCAATCCAGAAGCTGACCTCCGACCTTGCCGCGCTGACCAGCAAGCTGGGAAGCACAGACGCCAATTTCAGCCAGCGGGAACCCGCGAGCGGTGGCGCTAACGCGCAACTGGCTGATTACTGATATTCACTAAGAGAGCAGAGAACATGGAAAACACTACCCGCCAGCTATTTGATCAGTACATCGCCCGGCAGGCACAGCTCAACGGCGTATCAACCGCAGCTGTTGCTGCAAAATTTGCCGTAGATCCGACGCGTCAGCAGCGACTTGAGCAGGCCGCACAGCAGGATGATTCTTTTCTGAGCAAAATTAACGTGTTTGGCGTCAACCAGCAGATCGGTCAGAAAGTCTTGATCGGCAGCAAAGGCCCGATGGCTGGCGTAAACAACAGCGTCACCAGTCGCCGCAACCCAGGCTCAAATCATTCCATGGAGCCGTTCGACTACATGTGCCGCAAGGTCAACTATGACTACGGCATCAGCTATGAACAGCTTGATGCGTGGGCGCACATGCCGGAGTTCCAGCCGCTGATCAGCAAGGCAATGGCCCGCCAGATGTCGCTTGACCGCATCATGATTGGCTTTAACGGCGTTAAGTACAGAGACCCGTCTGACCGTGCCGCTAACCCGCTATTGCAGGACTGTGGTATTGGCTGGCTTGAAAAAATCCGCCAGGAAGCGCCGCACCGCGTCATTTCCAATGTGACGATCACTTCGCGCGATGAAGATAACAAGGTTGTAGCAAAAGGCACCTACGGCAACATTGGCGCTGCGGTGTACGACGCCAAAAACACCCTGATGGATGAATGGCACAAGCGTAACCCGGATAACGTGGTGATCCTGGCGGGTGACCTGCTGACGAGCAGCAATTTCTCGGCCATCAACGCATTAAGCCAGACCAACCCAAATACCGAAATGCTGGCCGGCCAGTTGATTGTCGCGCAGGAGCGCGTAGGCAACCTGCCGACCTTTATCGCGCCTTACTTCCCGGTGAAAGGCGTGCTGATCACGCCGTTCAAAAACCTGTCGGTGTACTACCAGCGTGGCGGTCTGCGTCGGACGATCAAAGAAGAGCCGGAATACAACCGCATCGCAACGTATCAGTCTTCAAACGATGACTTCGTCATTGAAGACTACGGCAATGTTGCGTTCATAGACGGCATTCAGTTCGCCCAGGCCGAACCGGCAGGCGAGTGACAGAAGCGGCGGGGCATTGCCCCGTCATAACGGGGAGAAGTGACGATGTTAACACCGGCACAACGACATTTTCAGAAGGTCATGGCAGAACGCCGGGGCCAGGCGGATGAAGAATCCGATATCCAGCGCACCGCGCATGAGCAAATTCTGCATCGCCTGCGTATGGACTTGTCCCGCCTCAGCGGCGTGCAGTCCGAAGAAACCAAAGCCGAAATGAAAAAAGCCATGCTGCCTGAATACGAGGGATGGATTGAAGGCACGCTCGACGGCGACAGCGGGCGGCAGGATGAAGTCATTACCAGGCTGATGGTCTGGGCGATTGACTGTCGTGATTATGCGCTTGTGATGAGGCTGGGGCGCTATGTGGTACGCCACGGACTGACGCTGCCGGATAACTTCAACCGCACGGCAGCAACATTCCTCACCGAAGAAATGAGCAAACCACTGTTAACGCTCGCGGCCGCTGATGCTGACGCTGATTTATCGTCCAGTATCTCCGTGCTTGACGAAGTGGCGGAGATTGTCGCGGACAGTGATATGCCGGATGTGGTGCGCGCCAAGTTGTGCAAGGCCCGTGCGCTCTCCCGCCGTGGTGCAACTGATATCACGATCAAAGCCGAAGCGCTGGCGCTGTTCCGTGAGGCGCTTACGCGCAACCCTAATGCCGGGGTGAAAAAAGAGATTGCCACGCTGGCCCGTGAAGTTAAGAAGCTTTCTGCGGATGGCGGTACGGGTGAAGGCGACGCGGCCAGCACCGACAAAACTGGCGGTACTGCCGAGCCTGTTTCTGAACAGGCCACTACCGCCAGCGCAGCAGGTAAAGCGACGGCGCGTAAAACCACGACCAGGGCGGCAACAGGTAAAGCGACAAAGCGCAAACCTGCCAGCCAGAAAAAGAATTAACGACTTCGGCCCCGTCCGACAGGCGGCGCGGGTGGATATCTGCCCGTATACGGTCTTTTAACCACCCGCCCACCGCCTGATTTATGGGAGATATGTGCATGAGCAGCCTTGTGGCAAACAGGCGCGTGTTACCTGCCGACAGTGATACGCCTGATGTTAATGATGGTGATGCCACCGTCAGCGCCGGGGACTTTTGGCCGGTGATTAAGCTTGCCGATCTTCGTTTGGCCGCGCGTATCACTGGCGGTATCACCACGTCCAGGCTGATGCACGTCACCACTGAAGCGGTAGCCCATGTTACCGCTCAGTTGCTGGACTGGCGCGCCGGCCAAGTAAAAGCAGGTTTTAACTCACTGGAAGATGTGCCCTCGGTTCTGCCGTCAGGTGAGACGGAAAAGCTGATGATAAACGGTGAAAACGTGAAGGTGTACCGCTTCCGTCGTGCGGTTTATTCGATTGCCAGGGCGCTGGTACTCGAAGGTTATCGCGACGTTGACACTACGGCGAAAGGCGACAAAGACGCCGCCGCGCTTGACCTGCAAAGGGATGATCTCTGGCGGGATGCCCGCTGGAGTATCGCCGATATTCGCGACACACCACGACTCTATGCAGAGCTTTGCTGATGAAAGTGAAGGCATTGCAGGGGGATACCGTGGATTTGCTTTGCTGGCGTCACTACGGCACCACGCTGGGCGTTACCGAAAAAGTGTTATCTGCCAATCCAGGACTGAGCCAGCAGGTTTTTCTTGATGCCGGTCAGGAGATTGAGCTGCCGGAGATCGCGCATAAAGCGACACAGGAGAGGGTGCAACTATGGGGTTAAGTTTTTTTCAACGCCTGAATGACTGGCTGACATTCACTATGTCAGCAATGGTCACGAGTATCGGCGTAATGACGCTGAGCGAAAAGATTGCGCTGGCCGGTCTTCTCGTCGGGATGGTTTTTGGTGCCCGTGGATGGCTCTATCGCGCCCGCATCGAACGGGGGCAGAAGCGTCGCAACGAACTGATTAACCAGATTCTGGAGCAGGCGGAACACAGGCAAATGAGTGAGTCAGAGCGCCGGGCGCTTGACCTTCTGCAACAGAATGAGCCGGAAGATGAAACAGCTTATTAAAAAATGCTCCATTGCGGCCATTGTTGCGCTGGGTATCACGCTGAGTCCGGGCGCGTTGCGCACCACGCCTGAAGGCCAGCAAAAGATTGCTGGCTGGGAAGACTGCCGGAACACGCCCTATTACT